TTATCTGTGGCAATTGCAGTACTGCTTGGTGCCCTCATAGTCGCAGGGGTTCTCCAGGGCGTTGGGCGGGAAGAACTCCTCCGCAGGGAAGGAGATGTTCTGGAACAGCTCGCATGGGTCGTCGCTGCCGCAGCCGCCGGAGCACTCCTTCTCAGGCAGGCAGTAGTCGAACACCGGCATGAGAAGCTGGCTGTCGCGCTCCAGGCGGACAATGGAAAATTGCCCCAGTGTCACAAAAGCCCGCCGGGTGTCCTCGCCCATGGTCAGCTCACAGCCAAAGCACTGGCACACACATGCCGGAATCTCGCAGATGTCACAGTCACAGCAGCGGTTTTCGCAGCACTCTACCAGCTTTGCATCCAGGACGATGGGGTCCACAGCCTCTTTGACAGATGACAAATAGGTAAATCAAAAAGTTATGCTTTTCCGATATTTTTGATGCAAATTTCAACTTTTCCGGTAGGGTTTACAGTGATGTGATCAATGACCCGCCTCATGTCCATGTTCGTGACATTTTCCAGCTGTAGAAAAGCCTCTATGTCCATTAGGTAAGCCTTTGCCATATCCTCCGCACGTCGTTCGATTGCATCGGCTTCCATTATGTTAACCATTTGTTCTTCGACAGTGGCTAATTCTCTGTCGATATCACGCATTTTTGATTTGAGCTCGGTTATGGAGATCACGTCATTCGCATACATATCCTGGTATTTTTCCCGCTTTTTTAAAAGCCGCCTTTTAGCTGCTTCCAAATCTTTTCTATCCGTTGTATGTCTTTGCTCACGCACGTTTGCCTGTATGCCGTCCAATATGCTCTTGATAAAAATCTGTTTATCCTCGATCAGTTTGGATAAGTAGTCCCTGATGGCGGCAAGGAGCTCATCTTCCTCGACTTTAACAGTATTTGAACAGATATGAGACGTTTGCTGATCGTTGACCGTGCATTTCCAGTAAACCCGTGTTTTGACATAACTATAGTGTTTACGGCAGTAGCTTGCCCCGCAGCAGCCGCACTTGATTAAAGTGCTGAAGACATGCCGGTTGCTGTACCTGCCTTTTTTGAATGGCTGGTCGTTTTCGTACTGCTTTTGCCGTTGGGCTAATATTTTTTGTGCTTCTTCAAAGGTTTCTTTACTGACGATCGCCCACTCCGGTTTGTCATGGTGGAATTGCTGATCCTCTGGAATTCGGACCTGCTTTCCAGTGAGATAGTCTTCGATCTCGTATTTGTGATTCATATATTTTCCACAGTAGATGGAGTTTTTCAAGATGCGTTTTATCCCTGTTGTATTCCAATCATAGCCAAACTTCGTACAGGCCCCCATTGCATTTAACTTGAGTGCTATCCTGCGGCATCCACAGCCCTCCTCCACATACAGCCTAAAAATTTCTTTTACTATGTCTGATTCTGTGGGATTGATCGCCAAAGTATAATTGTCAATATGGTCATATCCATATACATGATGTGGCACCCTTCCCCGCTGTGCGGTGATCTTTTTCCCAAATTTGACCCTTTTGGATAGATTTGCGCTCTCCTCCTGGGCCATGGCTCCGAAAATAGTGAGGATAAATTCGCTGTCACCTAGAGAGTTCATATTAGCGGTGAGAAAAATCGTGTTGATCCCCATCGCCTTCAAGCTCCTGATGCTCTGGAGAAAGTCCACGGTATTTCTTGCAAACCGGCTGATATCCTTGACGACTACCATTTCGAAAAGGCCCAATGCGGCATCTGACATCAGGCGCTGAAACTCCGTCCTCCGTTTTAGGGACGTCCCGGAGATCCCTTCGTCCGCATACAGCCGGACGAGCGTATGGTGATTGTTCTGCGCATATTGCGTAAAAAATTCCTTTTGGTTTTTCAGGCTGTCAAGCTGCTCTTCCGCGTCCGTTGAAACTCTGCAATAGGCCGCTATTCGCATATGCTGCCGCTCCTTTCTTTAACCAGCCTATATAAAAGAAAAGATAAAGGAATATATCCCTTATCTTTTCCTTTTGACTGATTCGATTATGTATGTTTCTCCAGAGGTTTCTGGGACAGCAGCTTATCTATGATAATTCGGCGCAGCAGCCTCTCCATCTCCTGCGGAGTGTTTGGGTTTGTAAATTCATATGCGATATTCTGGTCCTTTTTCTTCATGTGCCACCTCCCTTCTTAGAGTTATGATGCAGGGAGACACAATATTCTATCCTTCAGGGTGGGAGCGAAGTGCTCCCACCCTGCTTTTTACGTTCTTCCTGTCGAGCCGAACCCGCCGCGGTCTTTACCGCTGAGGCGGTCAACGGTCTGAAACGTCAGATGGGGCTGCTTTTCCATAATGCGGAATTGGCAGATCCGTGTTCCTTTGGGGATGAACGTATCCTCAATGGCAATGGCCGGAAACATCCACTGGTCGTTGTCGCCGCAGTAGCTGTTATCAATAACGCCCATATGGTTCGCCTGGATCACCTTGTAATTCTTGTATGTGGAGCTTCTGGGGACAATATGCGCCTCATATCCGGCGGGCAGCTCCATTGCGATTCCCAAGGGAATCAGGCAGAATTGTCCGGCCTGCAAACCGGCGTCCCTAGCGGTGCGGAGATCGATCCAGTCGCCGCCCTCGATCTCCCGAAGGGGCTCAATATCTGTAAAGTATTTTACTTTGATATCCATTGAAATTCCTCAGCAAGTGGTCACTCCCCGCTTTTGTCCGTAATGTCACGTAACTGTTTCCAGGTGGACTCGTAGGTGTTGGTATCCTCCTCATCCGTTTTTGTCACCACCTTGCGGACCAGATTGCCCGCTTCGTCATATTCGTAGATTTCTTCAGTCACAGTTCTTTTAATCATATTGTCTCCTTTACTTCAATTTATTTTTAATCTCCGCTCCACACGCCGTCAGGGCGGAGCTGTGCAAAAGCCAGGAGCTGGTAGAGGGGACTGATAGCATTTGCTCTGGTTGGCAGCCAGTATCCGGTAACACCTTGTTCCTCGTATTCCCGCCGCTCCTCGAAGCTGATATCACAGTCCATGGCCTCCAGCGTCTCGATGGCGTGCTGTAGTACGGGAATACTCTCCGCCCCGGTAAGCCCATAGATGGAACGGATGCCGCTGTGGTCTTCGCCCTTGTCGGGGAACACACCATCCTCGTAGTACCAGCTGGCATAGTTATAGGTGACGTTCAGCCAACACTCCCTGGTCCCGCCCAATGCGTATGTACCTCCGGTCATATGGTGAACGGTATCCAGCTGGAGGGTATCGCCGGTCACGGGGTCTTTCAGGCTAATATCGTAGCTCATTTTTATCCTCCTGAAATGGCTGTGTGCAATGAACTCTTCTTTTCTCATCTCATAATTAGCTGTATTGGGAAACTACATGTGGCATTGTGTGCAGTATAATGACCACGGGCCTCCGCTTTTCTGAATCACCATGAATGTACTGACCCCTCAAAAAAATTTAAGATTTCATGTCCGTCTTGTTTCTGCAGTTGGGGCAGATAGGGAGTAAGTGCAATCCGTCATAGGCATCACACTCGTCGATCTGTACGCCAAGCAAGTCGCATACGCAAGTCCAATCGTCAATACTCATATCCCACGTATGGAAATGTTCGCATGATTTATTGCAATCTGTTGGGAAAAACTTATTCATCAAACCCACCGTCCATTTTCGCGCCGCAGTATGGGCAGTAGTCAGAGAGTTCCTCGTGGAACTTCCTATCTAACGCCATTGCACCACAGAGAGAGCACCTATGTTTCCCATGGTATTCGGGCGGAGCCATGCCACTGATTTTTATCCACTGTCCGTGTTGTATTGGCTTTACATCAGCAGCGGGAGCACATTTGGCGGCAATTCTCACGGGATCGTTCGCAACGCGGTCAGTCATTAACTGATCCCGCTCTATATACTCAGACATTTTGCTTCTCCTATGTATGAAATTGATCTTCCATTCTACTCAATATACACATAGATAATCCCTTTCAAAAGCCTCCGACGAAAGCATCAAACGTTACCTATCGAAGAACTCCTGTGGTATCAGATGTTCTCTTACAATACATTTGTAATCAAAAACGGCGTCAGGAGTTTTTGCTGAAATCATTTTTGTCATACAAGCTGGCAACATATTTTCCCAATGCGTCTGCAACATATGATCTGCCAATTCCCCTTGCTGTACGAACTTCCTTGCCTTCGCAAAATGCCTTGAGGATTTCCTTTTGGTATGGGTATAACCTAACTCTCAATTCGTGCTCAAGAAATGCCAAGCAATCCTCATAATCTATCTTCATCTTACCCTCACTTCTTACAGCCACCTCTGGTGGATGTGGTGTAGATCGGAGAGAGCAGATCGTTTTCCTCGCACCACTTACGGCAATCCGCCTCTGTCCAGCCCACTTCCACCAGCGGCATTTCGTAACCTGGCTTACGGTGACGATCGATACGCTCAGGCTCGTCCGCTGCTATGCCCAGATACTGCACAATATTTCTTTTCGCTCCTTGTGCAAGGGAGCTCCTGGAAAACACCTGTGCTTGAGGTCGGTAACCAGTTTCCCTTGATCATCGGGAAGCCGGTTATTCTCTCTCTCAAAGTTAGAGATAGCTACCTGACCAATTGACGCAACATTAAGTATGCGCGTTTTTAAACGACTATTGCACCAAGCGCCTTTTGTATACGGGAAGCCCGCAGGAGTTGACTGAATAAATTTTCTGCCAGGCTTTCTCTTTGGCACGTGGTAGAATAATTTCTCGTAAGTCAGCTTTTCCCCGTTGCGGGTGGCGCAGACATGCTCGACTTCAATTCCCCATTGTTCTTTGATAATAGCATCCGCTTTTGTCTTAAATTCCATCATAGGTGGTAGGTCAGCGGGAATCGTGTCAGTTGCCCACACCTCGGCGTGGACGATGCGGTCCAGTGGCCAGCCCAGCCGCTTAATCGCTCCCAAACAGGCTAATGAATCCTTTCCATATGAAAGGCATAAAATATATTCCATAGGTTCCTCCATCGTCATGGAGGTGAGCGCTCATTATACCGGTGCCTCCTATGAAAATTTGGGTTTATAAAATATGGGTTTCATGCACAGTGCGCCTTTCTCATTCCTCCGGAGAGAGCGAGCTTTCATGGGCGGTCCGGAGACTCCATGGGCATAAAGCATATGTCTAAGCCTTGTACTTCGTATCCTGGAAGAACTCTTCCGGGTCAAGCCACTTATCATCAATAATGTTGCCGATAATTTTGACCGGCTCGCCCCAGCCCTTTATGGCAACCCGGACGTATTTTCCTTCCAAACTAGAGAGTTTGAATACGCCAACCGTGTCCAAGATTCTCATAATATATTCAAGACCTTGAGCAGAGCCTTCAAAGGATGTCGCCCCAAGATATCCTTTACCAAGGCGGACACCTCCATAGTTGCAGCCCCAGTTTACTCCTTTCAGCCCAAGATATAAGGTTAAGCAGCCATGATCCTCCATACTCAAATCGGCACTAGTAATTTTAGCGTTTTCAATTTGGTAGCCGGCAGCTACCAGATGTTCAGTATTCACTTTTGTTCCCTCCTCCTTTAAAACCGACCTTGTACTGTCACCCGTCCTGATGATAGATGTCCCGATGCCACCGGCAATATTCCTCCATGGCGGCTTCCGTATCATCCTTTGACCAGAGCCACAGCAGGCCATAGGGCACATAAGCAACGCTGACGGGCGCATAGCAGAGATAATCCATCCCGATAGAAGTCTGTAGGTGGTGATCGCTGAGGAAACGCCAGCGTTTATCCCTGCGGGCGTTCCTATGCAGCGCCGCCAGCAGCTCATCACATTGGCCTCTGTTCATCCAGACCTGCCGGACGTCTTTCACTTCCCCGCTCTCAAAACGCGCGGCAAGACCCGCCGCCCGATAGAAATCATCCATACAGGCAGCCTTCTCCACGGCCTCCCTGGGCAGTTGTAAAATCGTGGGGAAACAGGAATAGGAGGGGCCGACGGCCCCTCCCTCCTGTTTGTAATGTTCAGTTTCTTTTTTCATCCGCACTTACTCCAACCACAGGACTTGCAGATATTGCACCCGCCCTCAAACAGCAATTCTGCGCCGCAATCCGGACATCGCGGCGCGTCGGTGCCTGCAAGGTCAACAGCCCTTATATGAGTTGTTTCCCCAAATTCCTTTGGCTCTTTCTCCAAATAACGGCGCACATCCTGATGTGCCTGTGCCTGCATCTCCCGCAGGGCGATGGCGACAGCCGTGGCGCAGCTGCTTCCCGGGGAGGTATCCCGCCTTGCTGCCCGCCGGGTCTGGTACGCGCCGCATCCGCCGCAGCTCTCCAATTGGTCCAGGATGTATTCCAAAGGCACCCCGCCGCGAAGTCCGGCGGAGATCAGCCTGGTCATGGCAGTCAGATTTTTCTCGCAGCCTCCGCTGCTCCCGCGCCCAATAAATACTTCCATAATATCGCCTGAGACCGCATCGAACCAGGACATGAGGTGCATGGTGCCGCAGCCTGTTGTCAGTTTTCGTTTCATGCCGATCAAGGAATCGTCACAGCGGATAATGTCGCCTCTGGCGAGCTCCTGTCCTGTTTCCTCCACAGGCTCCTCTTCCAGCTGCTCCCTGCCCGCCTTTTTGTCGATGAGAATTCCCTGCCGAATAGCGTTGGGACGGAAGATGGTACAGCCCTTGACGCCGCTCTTCCAGCACTTTCGGTAGATGTCCTTGCAGTCCTCAAATGGATACTCTGTCGGCACGTTGATCGTCTTGGAGACCGACATGTCCACATTCCAGGCGATGGCGCTGAGCATATCAATATGGTCGTCTACACTCATCTCCTGCGCTGTGACAAAGGGCGGTTCTTCTATTGTCGTCTCCCCTGCAGCTCTCATCTGTTGGTAGAGGCCCCAGGCGTAATCCTGGATCTGGATGATCTGCTCGTGGGCTTCATCCTGACCGCCGATGCGGACGGCGCGCTCGTACTCCAAAGAGAAGATCGGTTCGATGCCGCTGGAGCAGTTTCCACCGAATACCAGTGACATGGTTCCCGTAGGAGCCACAGAGAGGAGCTTTGCGTTGCGGATGCCGTATTTTCGGATCGTATTCTGAAGCGCCTTCCAGGCCTCTCCCAAGCGGCAGGCGGGTGAGGCATGCTTTTGGAGGAACCCGGAGGCTGCAAATTTTGCCTTGTCGATACCGGGGAAAGGACCCTTTTCAATGGCAAGGTCGGCAGACGCTGCATAGGCCCAATAGGCGATCTGCTCCGTTAACACTTTTACATACTCTACCGCATCCGGAGAGTTGTATTTCTTCCCCAGCATCACCAGCATATCCGCCAGGCCCGTATAGCCAAGCCCAATGGTTCGGTATCTCTTCTGGTAGTTTTCGTAGATAGGGCTGGGAAAGGTGTTCACATCTATGATGTTGTCCAAAAAGAGCACGGCTGTAAAGACGGCCTTTTTCAAAGCGTCCATATCCAGACGCGCGTTCTCTGTGAAAGGTTCCTGAACGAATTTGTGGAGCATCAGGGAACCCAGGTTACAGGCCCCTCCGTAGTCTCTGGGATCCAGTCCAGCTCCATGGACTGTTCCGGCTAAATATTCTGCGCACGGATTGGAACACACAATGGTTTCGTCGTACCAGAGAGTGTTGTCCCGGTTCATATTGTCGTAGAAGAATACGCCGGGTTCTCCATTATCGTAGGCATGGCGCATGATGGAGTCCCACAGTACACCGGCGTTCACCCTCTTGGTGATCTGCCACTGGGCGGGGTCACGCAGGATCTCACCCTGGCCGCCGTAGACCGGCCAGTGGAGGGTGATCTCCTCCCCCGCCTGCGCCGCCTGCATAAAGGCGTCGTCCACCATGACAGACAGGTTGAAGTAGTTCAGGGTACCAGCCTCATACGATTTTGCTGTGATGAACTGTTCAATGTCGGGATGGTAGACATTGAGCACGCCCATATTGGCTCCTCTGCGGTTCCCTTGCAAAATCGTCGCTGTCTGCGCGTTGAACACATTGGCAAAGGACACGGGGCCGGAGGCGACGGCGTCGTTGCTGGTTGGCGCTCCCTCCGGGCGAAGGCGGCTGAAATCATATCCGATGCCGCCGCCCCGCTGGTGGGTCACGGCGCCCAGCTTCACCATGTCGAAGATGCCGGATAAATCGTCTGGTATCTGAGGAGCAACGAAACAGTTGTTTAAAGTCAGTCTTGTGCCGATACCACAGTTGGACATGGTGCGGCCGCCGGGGAAGAACTTCCCCTCTCGCATGATTTGATAAAAGCTTTGCCGCTCCTCGTCGGTTTTGCCGCAGAAATCCGCCACGCGGCGGAGATTTCCTTCATAGGACTCGCCATTTTTCCGGTAGCGGTCCCGCCAGATATTTTCAAAAACAGGGTTTGCAAAGTGCGCGTTGATAGACGCCACGTCCTTTCTGGTTGTACAAACAGTATTCACTGGGCAGTTTCAAGATTATGTAAACAATCCAGCAAAAATGCGGTGATCCGGCCTACATCATCCGGACATTCGTTGGAGCAGAAGATTACATTATGTGGACCAAGGAGGTTTTCCAGGCGGTCATATGCGTTGCAGAACGCCAGTCGGTCATGGCGGATGCGCTCATCCGCCTGGGACGGCGCATCGCCCCTGGCTGTCATCCTTCTTTTCCTCTCCGCCTCGGAGGCGGTGATATAGGCCGCCAGGAGCTGCACGTCAGTGGGCTTATTGCGGAGAAGATTTTCAACGCCGGGGATGTCGACAACATAGATATCGCTCTCCCGCACCTGACGTTTCGTGGCTCCATAGCGGCAGCCATTGAACTCCGTATAGGCCACCAGATCTTTTAAAACGCAGAATTCTTCCTCTGTGATAAAAATATGGTCGTCCAGAGGCCCGCGGGGCAGCCTGGTGGTATAGCTGACGAGTTTCTTGAGCCCTTTTTGCTGGAGAAGCTCAGCCACAGAGCTTTTCCCGCTGCCGGAGGGACCGACCAGCAGCAGCAGAACCTTCTTTTCACTCATGCTCCTCTTCCTTTCCTCCCAGGCACAGCTGGGAGAACATGGGCAGCGTCTCGATCCATTGGCAGAACATCCGCCATTCCGGCAGGCGGTGGCTTCTCCTCTGGTGGTAAATGGTCTTCAGCTGCCGGTAATTGGTGGTCATTCCGGCGGTGAGGCGGAAGCCGCAGGGGTTGCTGTAGAGGCACCGGAGATAGTCCTCCGGGTCCTTCGTCTCGTTGTACCGCGCTGCCAGTTCCTTCATGACAGCCACCATTCTGGGGTCGGTGTAGGGGCTGTAAGCTGTGTCCAAGTTGAATTTTGACAGCCGGTGCATTGTGGACTGGGAGCTGATGATCTCAAAAAAGTGATACCGTTCTGCCTCTGTCCAAGCCTTTACCGTCATGGTGAGGTCAAACTGGACCACGATGCCGCAGAGGAAATTGTCGTGGCCGCTGCCCATAGGCGCGTTGCCCAAGGCTGCCGTACGCTCTGTGATCTTTTCGTCACAGGCGGAGGGCTCTGTGGACATGGGGTACTTGGAGCGCCGCACAGCCTCGTCCAGTCCGTATACGACGGCATGCTTCACGATGGCGCAGCCGCTTACAGGATATTTGCTCAACTGATCCATCCTCCCTATTCAGAAAAATATGTACGGTCCAGCAGGATAAAATTTTTCCCATTGGCCTTGCTGGCGGCAAAGAACACATAGGATTCCTCCAGCTGGTATTCCGTTTCCTCCAGCACCTCGCCCACGACGCGGAACGCCGCCGCCAAGGCTGCTGGTTCCTTCACCGGCTGGGTGGTGAGGAGCTTCGCGGTGGAGAACTGACCGGGCGCGTAGAGGACTTCCTTTACCGTATCCGGGAATCGCTCGTCCAGTGCACGGTTCAATATCACCTCGCAGCAGGCCTTCTGACACTCCTCGCTCTCCCCTCTTGCCTCGTAATAGACAGCCAGGGCCAGCAGGCCCATCTCCTCCTCGGTGAGATCCCTCGCCAGTTCCGCATACCGCCCCGGCTGCGGCTCCTCCGCCGGCTGCGCGGGGATGACCCATACGGGGCCGCACAGCGTCTTGTGAAAGACCGGAGGGAGGCTGGGGGCCTGTGGACAAAAAAAGAACGCCCTGCTCCCGGCTGTGAGCAGGAGCAGGGCTGCCAAAAAGCAGAGCAGTTTTTTCTTCATCTTTCCTCCTTTAGATCAGATCGTCGATGTTGGGCAGGCCAATCTCGTCCAATGTACGTTTGACAGCGTCCAGAGAGGCACCAACTAATTCGCACACGGAATGTAGAAACTCGATATCTTGTCGCAGAAGCGCAACATCGTTTTCCAATCGGTCTATTCGATATGTGTTCTTCTCTTCCGTGCTGCTTGTAGCATTGATTTGGCTGTATACGTCTTGGATGCTTATAGGATCTGATGTTAAGCAAGTTATCGCCTGGGTGGACGTCAGATCATATACGTTAAATGTACTCATATGTAACCAGATGCCAATATCCTTTCTCGTCCTTGTAGGGATCCTGGGTGCAGTGGATCATATCGCCCGCTTTCACCGGCTGGGCCGCCATCAGCTTCGGGTCCAGGTCCAGGGACGCTACGTTCCCGGAGCCGATGCTTTTTACCTTTACCTTGTATTTCCAGACGCCGCCCTTTTTGCTCCAGCGGTTCTCAATAGGATACACATCCAGGATATAGAGCTTGCGGCGGTCCTCCCTCCTGCCGGTGGTCAGATCCACATAGCCCAGGATATCCAGCTGGTTCCGGGCCAGGACCCGGTAGCTCAACTCCCGCAGGGCCATCTCCTCCAGGACATACCGCTCCATTTTCCTGAGAAGCCCCGGCATATCCGTGATCGTGTAGCTTTTCAGCTCATTGCCCCGGACGCCTCTGTCGCTGCCGAATTCCTTTACCAGCTCCAGCATGGGCCCCGAGAGCTTTTCCTTGGAAATATGTTTGGCCTTTCCCTGGTCCAGCCAGTCCCAGAGGGACAGGATCCGCAGCAGTTGGGCCGTGTTGCCGAATTCGCTGAAATAGCCGATCTGGATGAGGGGCTTCACCTTAGCGCTTTTTACAGAGTGCGCGTCCAGCCACGCCAGGACCTCCACAAAGGAGCCTCCCGTTTCCCTGCCGCACTGGTACAGCTTCTCGCAGAGGGCGGAGCCAAATCCCTTGATGGAGGACAGCTTGTTGGTGATGGAGTTGGCGGCCGGGTCGGCGTGGACGGATCGGTTGTCCTGGCGGAACCGGAAGGGCGGGAATTTGATTCTGAAATATTTCTCCGCCTCCTCCTTCAGGGCCGCCATCTTGTCCTTGTCCCCCTTTTCGCCATAGAGCGTCAGCGCCGTCTCGTAAAACTCCAGAGGGTAGTGGGATTTGAGCCAGGCCCCATAGAGGCTGTCCAGGGCGACGCAGTAGGAGTGGGAGGCGTTAAACGAATAGGAGGCCGAATCGTCGATGATCTGCCACAGCTTGGCGGCCAGCTCGCCGGCCTGCTCCTCCGTCTTTCCCTCCCGCAGGATGGCTGTCCGGAACCCCTCGATGAAGGTTTCCTTATAGGCCTGCACCTTTTCCTTCCGCTTCTTGGCGATATCCTTGACAGCCGAATAGCACTGGTCCATGGGGATCCCAGCGTAGTGCATGGCCGCCATCTCCATCTCCTGGTAGAGTACGAAGCTGTATGGCATCTCTTTGGTCTGGATCAGATCGTCAAAGGCCTTGACCCCATAGGAGAAGGGCTGCCTCGCCTCAAAGGTCTTATACATGGATTTGAACCCCGGGCGGATGGCGGCGATAAAGGCGCACAGCTCCGAGATGTTCCTGGGCTGGTACTTGGCTACCCTGGCGGACGTGCCGGCGCGTTCCACCTGGTTGAGGCAGCAGGTGGCCCCCTTCTGGTACATCGTCCAGCAGGGGTCCTCGGTTGGACAGGCGGCCAGCAGCTCCGGCACCGTGTGCTTTTTGACGCCGATCCGCCGGTAGATCCGGTCTGTCAGATCCACGGTCTTCACCGTCAGCAGATCGTTTTTCAGAAAGCGGCATTCCTCCGCCCAGTGCCCGTCCATCAGGCAGCAGATGTTGTCCTTGATGCGGACCAGCCCGATCTCCTGCCGGATACTGCCGCTGTAGAGCAGATAGGAGCAGGGCGCGATGGACCAGGAGTCGATCAGCCCCAGATAGGCCGCGCTGTCCCGATAGACCTCGTGGAACTTCTGATCGATATAGTCCAGAGGATCGATCTCGTTCCGCTCGTCCTCGTCGGCCTGCTTGACAGCCTGTTCATATTTCTTGATCTGCTCCGAGACGGCGTTGGCGACCTCGAAGGGGATGCCCTGGCTTTTGGCGTAAAGTTTCCAGGCCTTGGATTTCTTCATGGTGCCGTAGGCCAGCATGGGATAGGCGTGGTCCTCCCCCAGGATCTCCTGCTGCGCTCTCGCGAAGGGCGCGGCGTCCGCCACATTCAGGTCGAGATCCGGGAGACTGCCGCTCTGGAGAATGCGGGAGGCGGACATAAATCGGTCGGGATACATCTTCACCGACGCCGCCACACGGTCCACCTCGGTGAACCCCAGGAGCTTGTTGGTGATCCAGCTGACGCCGGAGCCTCGTCCCGTGGTGGTGAGGATACCGCCCAGCTCTTTCCCCCGCTTCACGATGTGGTGGTCCAGGATGAAATAGTCGGACATCTTCGTTTCTTCCGTGACGGCGATCTCTTTCTGGATCTCGGAGACGTACTCCGCTTCCCTGGCGGGGTCAGTGCTGGGCTTGTAGGCTTCCCATCCTGCCCAGACCAGGCTTCTGTACTCCGCGTCCTTTTCCTCCTGGGTCCAATCCGGGTAGAGGGACGGCATCTTGATGTCCTTTGAGAAAATATAGGGATCGTATTCCTCCACGTCGCAGAAGACGTTGGTGTTGGAGACAGCATCCATGATCTGCTGGTGGCTCAGAACGCCCTGGGCGGCAAACCGCTCGTAAACGGTATTCCCGTCCGGGTAGTCCATAAACCACCCCTTCTCCTCCGGGTAGTCGATGCCCTTGCTCACCAGGAAGTCGGAGCGGATCCTGGCGTCGTTTTCCTGGATGTAGTGGCTGTCACACCCCATAAGGAGGGGGATCTTCAGCTTGTCGTGGAGCTGCAGGATGTGCTGGTTCAGCGCGATCTGCTTTTCCGTATGGTGATACTGCACCTCCAGAAAGAGGCTCTGGCCGAAATGATCGGCCAGAGCCTCCGTGATCGCGTCGATATCGTCGTACTGCCAATAGGCCACGCAGGCTGTCGTGACCCAGATGTCCGACCGCGGCAGCGCCATGAGCAGGGGCAGGTCCACCCTGGGCCTGCCGTAAAACCCGGTGAGGTTGGCCTCGGACAGCACATCGTTCAGCGCGCGCCGCCCCCGCTCATTCTTCGCCAGCAGGCAGATATGGGCGTTGGTCCTGTCCTTTTCAGAACGGTCCTTGACCCAGTAGGCCTCCGCACCGATGAGGAGCTTCAGTCCGGCCTCCCTGGCCGCCTTCCAGCCCTCATAGTAATTTCCCTGCCAGCCGTGTTCCACCGTGGAGAGGACCGTATGTCCCAGTTCCGAGGCCCTGGCGGCGTAATCGCCCACACGGACGGCGCAGTCGGAGATCCGGGGGTTGGTGTAATCCCGGTGGCAGTGGTAATTCTGAAACAGGATCATCCGCCCACCACCCCGAACACCTCGTTGGCCGCCTCAAGCTGGGGAATCCCGAAAGGCAGAGGCGCGCCGCCGTAGTCGGTTTCATCCCACTCGTACCGGTGGTCCAGGGATTGGGCGCTGTCAAAAAACCGTTTGGAGGGGATATCATAAAAAAGCCCCGCCTCCTTTCCGGCGGCGGAGCCAAAGCGGTCTTTCAAAATGTCGATGATCACGTCGTAGGGCACAGGCTTTTTGTACCATACCCCGTTCCGGCCCATCTCACCCTCCTTCTCTTTTTTTGTCACGCGGTAGAGAGACAGGATGCGGTGGGCCAGGTTGACCGCGGCCGTGACGCCCTGGAGGTCGAAAAGGCCCATCCGCTTGACCATTTCCATTTTCTTTGGGTGAAGCACAACGATGCAGCAGACCTGCCACCGCTTGGAGAACTCGATGACGTTGCGGATGAATTCCTCCTGCCGGATGTACTTGTCATTGTCGTTGTTCTCCAGATCCACAGAGGTCATGTTGTCGAAGATCAGCGTTTTTACGCCGTTGATCCGGACCACATTTTCAGCGGCCTGCAGCAGATGGGATACCTTGTGGTCAAAACCGTCCCGGTAGAAGTACAGCCGCCCCCGGTAGGTCTGGTTGATCTTTCGGAACACGTCCGGCCGCACCTTGTAGTAGACGCTCCCGTTCACCGGGGACTTGTAGGCGTTGATCCCCCGCTGTCCGGCGTGGACAAAGTCCACCCAGCTCTTCAGGGAGGGATTGCTCAGCTCGCCGCTGTAGACAAAGGCCGGGAATCCCTGCTCCACCGATTTGCAGATCAGCGTGCTCAAAAAGCTGCTTTTCCCTGAGCCGGAGATGCCGGTCAGTATGGTGGTGGTGCCCATATAGAACTTGTCCAGGGCAAGGTCCAATTCGTAGAGCCCTGTTGTGAAGCCCGGAACATCCGTCATATCAAAGCGGTTCACATCCGTGTAGTCAATGACCGACGGGATCTCCGCCTGAGTGGCGGTGGTGATGGCCTCCCGCACGGCGTCCCTGCCCTCATAGTACAGCAGCTCATTGAGGTCCTTGACACGAACCTTTGTCCCGTCCTCCAGGGTGTGGGGCGTGGGGATGTCCACGATCCTGACCCGGTACTCCCCCAGCCGCGCCGTCACCTCCCTGGCGAATTTCCGCCCGCTCTCGTCGTTGTCATGCACAAGGTAGATATCGTCGAACTGCTGGAGAAATTCCCAGCACTCCGAGATCCAGTGGGTGGACTGGTCCCCCATGTCGATGCTGACGGCGTTGTAGAACCCGCACTCGATACAGGTGGCGCAGTCCCCCTCCCCGCTGGTGATGATGAGGGGCTGCTGGGGCGAGACCTTGTTGATATTGTAGAGCACATGGGTCACGTCGCTGCCGGGGAGGCAGGTGCATTTCGTCTCGCCCTTCCGCACCGGCCTGGACTTTCGCAGCTTTACTGTCACCAGAACGTCGTTGAGGTCGTGGTACTGAAAGAGCGTGTTGCCGTCCCTGTCCTCCTGGATATCCAGATAGTCGATGGTCTCCGGCGAAATGCACCGCGTCTGCCAATAGGCGTAGACCCGGGATTTATCCGGGGCGTACTCCGGTTTCGGATAGCGGTATCGGCTGCTCTGATGCACGCCTCTCTCTGTAAAGTCATATTCCATGCCAGCCTCCTGAAAAAGGCGCTGGCATGCCTCTAAGAAGCTGCATTTGTCGTGCATCATATAGGCGGTGAGGATATCGGCGTCAAAATCACAGGACCAGCAGTGGAACGAGTAGGATTTGGGATTGTAGGAGCAGCTGGGATGGCGGTCGTCGTGGGCTGGGTTGGGGCAGCAGCCCACCCGCCGGCGGGGGTCGTATTGCTCCATAGAAAGAAGCTGGGAGATCAGTTCCGCATTGCGGTCTCCCAGCTTCTCTTTCGCTTGTTTGATTGTTTCACGGTCTACAAATATACGGCCTCACCCCGCTTACGAGATGGTGAAGCCGATCACGCTGTCAGACTCGGTATGTATTTCCATAGCGGCATTGCCGCCAAAACCATCATCCCGCCACGGGAAGGTGCAGAATACCGTATCGCCGCCGTCCATAGCCAGACTGGCGCCGACCACATTCCTTTCCCGGAGCTTTGCGGCCAGAGATGTGCCGTCCGGCTCGCCGTCGGGAGCGAACCGGGTGACGAGGCTTCCCGTCTCCTTCGCCATCCTCAGCACAAACCGGCTGCATTCGACGGTACGCTTGATGGAACCGTCCGGCTCACACGTGATTATCTCCCAGGCGTGCTGGGCCTCCAGATCCGACACCTGGCCGGCGGGGATGGCAACGCCGTCGCAGGTCTCAAAAAACAGGGTCAATTCCTTTAACTTCATATATCTTTGCCTTTCCTTCCTATAGCCCGCTGCGCGGGCAGCAGCGCCGCACGGAACAGAGCTGTGAGCAGAAAAAATCCGGCCGATCGTCCTCGGGGACAGGTTTCCCCAGCTTCTCATAGTGCAGCTGGACCTTATCGGCAAAATCTTCGTCAGCGTCTATGCGGAGGATCGCCGATTTCATCCAGCGGACGGCCTTATCCAATGTGTCATGGGAAAACGGGATATGCTTCATATCCCGGACTCGGAACATGTTGAAGATCAGTTCCTTGGCCCATTCTCCATAGGTCATGTGCGCCCAGATGGCGTAGAGATAGAGCTGATAGCTGTATCTCTCCAGCTCCTCCTCGGTTTTGAACCGGCCTTTGCTTTTGTGATCGACGATCATCAGCCTGCCATCCTGCCTATCCCGAACAATGAGATCGATATAGCCCAAAAATTGGAAGCCGTCGATCTCAAGCTCGGCCTTCTGCTCGGAGGCGAGGATCTCCCAGTTTTCCGGGAAGCCCTCGAAACAAGAGAAAAATTCCCGACCGTTATCGTAGTAGCCGGCATCCAGGTCGGTTTTCCCCAGCGAAGGGAAACGCTCCGTCATGTATGTCCCGTAGCGGCGGTCATATTCCTCTTCCAGCTCACAGGCCAGCAGCTTTCCCTTGGCGTATTCATCCAACAGGCTGTGACAGAGCTTTCCCCACTGGGAGAAAGCGGAATCCTCCTGCTCCACATCCTGATCGATGTAGCAGAGATAAAACATCTTGGGGCATTGGCAGTAGCTGTTGACCCGGGTGAAACTCCAGGTCATGCGGCTGATCGCATCGTGGAACAGCGTCGCCATCAGAAGGGCAGGTCGTCGTCATCCTGGGACGCGGCCGCGTCCTCCGATACGCCGCTCTCCTTTGCGGTTTCCTCACCGGCGCGCTGCTTTGCGCCGGCAAACTCCACATCGTCAGCGATGAGGTCCACGTGGCTGCGGTGGTTCCCCTGCTCGTCCTCCCACTGCCGCACCCGAAGCTCGCCGGATACGCCCAGAGCCGTACCTTTGGAGGTATTCCTGGCTAAAAACTCAGCCGTTCCCCGGTAGGCGGTAAGATAGAAGAAGTCCGTCTCCCGCTGGGCGTCCTTCCGGTAGGCGCGGTCCACGGCCAGGGTGAAGTTGCAGAAGGGGACCTCGTTTGCCGTATGCTTCAAAACGATGTCCGCGGTGGTCCTGCCCCGCAGGGTGAACAGATTGGAATTCCTCATTTACGCCTCGCCTCCCAATTTCTTCAGGGCCCGCATCACGCTTTGCAGCACCGCTGTGTCCTCGACCTTCTTATAGTTTGCCGTGTCGGCGGTGGATTTCACCGCCTTGCCGATCTCCTCCCTGGGAACGCCGGCGGCAACCAGCTTCTCCACCTGGGCGGCGAGCGCCTCATGCCACTCCTCCTTGGTGCGGGCCTGCTCCGTACTGCCGTCAGGCGCGGGCTTCGGCGTTTTCCTCGGGGCGGGCGCCGCGCCGGTATTGGCCCACTCGTAGATCTGTACGCCGTCCTTCTCCGTGAGCACGTCGTACCGGTTCTCAAAGAGATGGGTATTGTCCTTCATGGCGGTGGCGATGTGGGTATCCTGCTGGAGGGAGAACGTGACGGTGTATTCATACTCCACGTCATCCCGCTGTTTGAAGCCCAGTCCCACCTTCTTGGGGGTCTGTTTGCCGTTTTTCTCCTCCAGCACATATTCGTCCTTGCCCCGGACAGTGCAGATGATGTGGATGGGGGATTGGAGGATGGCCTCCATGAATGTATCGTGGCGGGGCGTCATCTTCCCCCAGTTGGTGAAGGAATTCCCCGGCATCTTGTTCACTGTCTCATAGCAGTATGTCCACTCGTGGGAGCTGGAGTCGATAATCAGGACCTTGTAGCCCGCATCCACGGCGGCCTGGATCAGCTCCACATAGGCCTCGGGCTTATAGTCCTCCAGCTGCATGTCGTCAAAGTCAAATTCCTGTGCGTAATAGCGGATGCGCCCTGCCTCCGTGTCGATGGCCGCGATCCGGCTGCCGCATTTCTCCGCCAGGCCGGTGGCCAGCCGGAGGGCCGAATAGGTCTTGCCGGAGCCTGAGGGGCCTCCCAGCATGATCTTGGTCCACACCTGTTCTCTGGTTGCTTTCTGAAAGGGATTTGCCAATTATGTATCCTCCTTGTCATGTTCGGATTCCCCATCCTCCGGCTCCTCCGGGATGGATGTGTCCAGCTTGGGGAGCGCGGAGAAAAACGAGTGAACGTCATCGAAGCACAGGGTTCCAATGGCGTTCGTTCCGGACAGAGCCCTCTGCCCCTCGATGATCTCTGCGCGGTACTTCCGGTACTCCGGGTAGATGTAGATCCTGGCCGTCCCGTCGATCACATACCGCAGGGCCAGAATCTCCCCGCAAGGGCAGCACAAAGAGCCGTTCTCCCAGACGGATTCCCTGACACAGCGGGACCGCCGGAGCGCATGTGCCAAAGCCTTTAAACAGTGCGTCCGCACCTCCCCCTTTCAATACGATGTTCTTCTCTGATGATAATCGAGCCTCCTTTTGGTGTCAGATATCTATAGAAAACGCATCAGCGTGCGTGGACGGCAGCAAGGGTAAAAAGATCGGGAGGGCCAGTAGATCACCCTCCCGAGTGGGTTTACACACGGATGTTTCTTCTTCAAGACACGCTTTTCGGCTTTATCGCGTTGGGAATGGGCATTGGATTCGCCTGGCATTGCCCAGGGCAACCAGCGTATCGTGCCCCACGGCGCCGATCCGGTGGATCAGCTTGGTTTTATCAATCGTTTTCGGCTGTTCGGCCAGCGCAAGGCTGTCCGTCCTAAGTCCTGTTAACTTATCTGCCTTTACATAGACATGGGTGGGCAGATGGCGCGCTTTATGGATCCGGGCGCTGAGGGGGATGATCTCCACCGTGGGAGAATGCAGGTTTCCCATATCGTTCTGTACAATGATGACAGCCCGCTTTCCTCTCTGTTCATGTCCGTCGCCGACCAGATGCGCCAGGTAGATGTCTCCGAATTTTATCTCGCTCATCTTTGACCTCTCTCGTCTCCTATCTGGTGAAACTGACCGCACCAGGCTGCCCGGCCTGCGAGGGCGCTAGAGGACGCCGATCTGCCGGAGCAAAGCCTCTTCTTCCACGGAGCATGTGATATCGAATATGCTGTATTCCTCGTCTTCGTTTGTGCTCCAGGACCACTGTGCCAGCAGTGCCGGACCGCAGCGATCATCTTCAACAATGTAAAGGTTTTTAACTTGTCTGTTACAGCAACAACTAAGTTTTTTCGAAACCTCCTCTACTGTAAGTGCGCCATAGTCCTCCTGGAGCTGTATCATATCCTTCTTGATCTCCACTTCGATTCCATGCTTCGTGATCTTCATTGAACTCTCCTTGTATAGTAGAACTAATGTTCTTTTACTATACAATATTTAGATCCTGTTGTCACTGTCAAAATCGAACAAACATTCTGCAAAAATTTCTACACCTAATTTTTTCTGCCTATCGTCTGGACCGCCTTCATCATAGCGTTGAAGTCAGGATCGGCGATCTGGACTTTCTCCAGCTCCGCACTGCCGCACCGCTTGCATTGCTTCGGAGGGCGGCGTCCGGTATGGTACAGGCCGCAGACTTCACATATATAGTAGGTCAGTAGGCACCACCTCCTTCTCTTTTCAGACGAAAAATGGGCGGGTATCCGCCCGCCCATCGGTTCCCTTATTCCTTGTCTTCGTCCTCGGCCTTATCTTCTTTCTCCTCGAACTCCCGGTTGAACTCGCCGTTGTAGTTTTCCGGGATTTCTTCGCATCCGATCTCGTTATCGTCCGCAAAGTATACGCCGTAGGAGGTGTTGAGCGCCGCGTATTCGCGAAGCGCCCTGGCCCTGTCTTCGGCATCTTCGTAGCCGGTAAAGTCCATACTGCCGTCCTTGTCTTTGTCCCCGGTCTCCTCTTCTTTCTCCTCGAACTCTCGGTTGAACTCGCCATTGTAGTTTTCCGGGATCTCTTCGAATCCGATCTCGTCGTCATCCACGAAGTATACGCCGTAACTGGTGTTGAACGCCGCATATTCGCGAAGCGCCCTGGCCCTGTCTTCGGCCTCCTCACGACTCATAAAGCTCATGATGCACCCCCTTTTTTTCTTTTCATCATATGGGTACGCCAGCCGCTACTCGTCTCCGCGAAAAAACGAGGTTGGGCAGGTTCTGTCGCCCTCCTGCAGGCGGCGGCGCTCCTGCTGGTCCGGGATGCCGTTTTCCCAATCGATCTTCCATCTGTTGCCGCTGAGCCGCCCGGAGTACAGCGGACCGCCGCCAAACGGCGCAAGCCTTCTCGGCTTCCCGATGGGCTGGCAGGACGGCATATAGCCGGCCAAGTAAACAGACTTCCTGACATACTCCAGGACGTACTCCTTGTAGTCCATGTGTCCGCCAGGGCGATAGGCCATGACCCACTGGTGCTGTGTCAGGGTATGGCAGGTTGTGTCGCCGCCCAGCATCTCCCGGAACATGGCGAGGTCGTCCCGGATCTTTTTGTGGATCAGGTCGAACTCCAGGACGCGGTTATACCCTTTTCGTGCAGGCATCGCGCCATAGAGCCAGTCAAATTCCCTGGCCCGGACTTGGGCCTCCATGCTGTTCGCCTGTTTCATCTGGTCCCTTTTGCTCTTGAAGAGAGCGGCCCCAGAGGCGGATAAAAGTGCGACGAGTTTTCCAATGGGCAATGGTATCATCCTCCCTCTCTCGATTCCACGCTTTCTTATCTTGGTTGATGTAGTATCAGGATACCACAAAAAGAGTCCGGGAAAAAGGACTGTTCGTTCTTTTTTCAAAAAAAGGCTGCGCTTTATTAGCGCAGCCTTTGTCCGCTGG